GAACCGCAAACGCTTCATCCTCCAATTTCGGCCTTGCCGCTAAAAAGTCCGTTACCGGGAAAGCGGGCACGGTTGAGCCTTGTTCGTGGTATTCGTCGGGATCGGAGAAGCCGCGAACGCCGTTATAATCAACCCAAACCGAATCCGTTGGCCGCATTCGCTGTTTGGCGTAGATTATTTCCGCTTTTCCTACCAGGGACTTCCCATATTGATCTTCAACAATGCCGTATTTTTCAGGCCGGTAAATCAATTCGACCACATCGGCATCTTCAACGATACTGCCCGAATCTTTAATATCTGCCAACGTCGGGCGCATACTACCGCCCCGGCGCTCAACATCCTGTAAAATCTGCGCTAATGCGATAACAGGAATATTGAGGCTGTTTGCCATCAACTTCAACTTTGTGTCAATATCTGCAATTTCCAGCGTCCGGCTTTTGTTGCTGTGCCCGTCTTTTACTTTTTGGATAAAATCAACAATCGCAAAATCAATCGGCTGCTTAAAATGTTCGGCGTAACAAGTCGAGATAAAGTGGTTAACGTCATTCGTTTCGTCAATCCATACCACGTTCATTTCCTCTACATACTTCCTGGCATCAACAATTTGCTGCCTTTGCGCGTCGGTCAATACTGCCCAATTATCATCATGCGTGTACCCGGTAATCATCCCGATTAATCGTATCTTCATTAACCGCACATTCATGTCCAGGGAAAGAAAAACACCCCGCGCCCCTTCGCGCATAAATCTAAGCAGGTCGTTTAGCATTAGCGTAGTTTTCCCCATGCCAGTCCTACCCGCCCGAACAAACAACGTTCCAGGCTCATACCCGATATTTAACCGGCCATTGATAACCGTATTCAGTGACGGCTTACAAGGGTAGTCTATTTCCAGTCCTTGCATTTTTGCCTCAAACCAGTTATCAAACCAAATATCCTGCGCTTTGCCCTGTGTAACGTATGCCATGCTATCCCGCCGAAAGTCATCAGCCGCCCGGCGTATTTGTTCCGCCTCCCAATTCTGTGAAATTCCGTGATTAGCGAATTGTGCCGCCCGGAACTCTACCCATTGCCGGTATATCGGCAGAAAAAAGTCGAGCGCCGCGTTTAGGTCGGTGTCAGCGTGCCGGCCCTGTATCTCGAAAAGGTCTTTTTCGGTTACATCGCCGCCCGGCTTGCAAACCGTGTACGCCGAATACGATTTCCCGTTTCCGTAGAATTGCTCAAACACCGCGCAAGCCGCTTTATCGTAGCGCGTCTGCTTCCACCACGCCGGATGCACTTTGTGGGCAACAGCGGCGAATATGTGCGGCTCCCGGAGTATTGCGGCAAACAGTACCTCGGCAGCCGTGCGGTACTGTACTTCGATTTCTGCCCCGGATGAGTACATATCCGGGTATATTGGCCGAGATTGGCCGTTTTGGCGGGCGTGGTAGGTTGGTGCGTGTTCTGACATTTCATTTCGTTTCAACGGTGAACTTACTTTTTGCCGCCACATACGCGGCGTTGATCGCTTCTTTGGCTTCCGGGCTGGCGGGCGTCCAAAACTCTTTCATCCACGCCTTTGCCCCGTCAATGCCACGTTCGGCGAATAATTCGAGCCATAGTTTTTCTAAGTGCTTTTCCATGTTGTCACGGGCTTCGATGAAAGCGCGGGCAATTGCCCGTCCTTGTTGTATTTCCGTTTCGGGGTCAGTTTCCATGCGGGTTATCCAACCTCCACCCATTTCGGTTAATGCGGCCCAATCTTCCGCCGTCAACTCCGATTCGTGTAGTTCCCGCATCTTAGCGCGGGCCGTATCCAGGCCAACTGTTACAATCCATTTCAGCGCGTACCGAACGTACATCTCGAAAGATTCGGCGTTGCCTCGGCGTATCACTTCGCCCCAGGCATGATTGTACGCATCGGCATACTGCCGGGCAAACGCCAACACCAAGCGCCCGTCACGGGCAAAAACAATACCCTCCCACTTTTCCCATGCGCCGTTATCCAGGCCATGTTTCAGGCGTGTAACGTCGTCGGGCAGCAACATTGGCCCGTTGTACAACTCATCCACCGACAGACGCGCTAAGAGGCTTATGTCCGTTATCGTGCCGAAGCGGCGGTGAATTGCCGTTAGGCGGGCTGTTGTTATGTCGAGGGTGTGGTGCATTTTTCGAGGGCAATTTGTAGCACATTAAGCGCTTGGTATTTTGCATCTTCAACAGCAATTAATTCAACTGCTTCGATTGCCGCATTAAGTAGAATCTCGTTTTCGACGCAAATCCGCTCCTTTGCCCATTTTTCAAAGAAGCGTATAACAGCAGCCGGGGTCGCCGTAACATCATTTGTCGCGCTAAAAATACCGGCGTTAATTGCTTGTTTTAAATCTTCGTCTGTAAACATTTTTTAAAATTTATAACTGTTATCTACCGGCCATACCGGCTAATCGCCGGAACGGCGGAAGGCTTTGAGTTATGCGGAGCGCAATGAAGTATAAATTTGCTCGACTGCTTTTTTTGCGGCATTTGTGTCGTTTGGGTCTTTCAGTGTGAAGGCTACAAAGTGCGTTAGCGCACTCTTTTCAACGTCATCGCAGTCTAAAAGGTGTTTGGTGTATCTCGCTTTGTCTCTGGATGCAACATCGTCACACCCCCCTTTTTTGCCTCGAAAATGGCATATAGTGCCGCCTGACGGCATTTTCTGAAATACAGCGTAGTGTTTCATTTTTTCTAAAATTATCGGGGTGAAACGAATCGCATAACCCAGCGCCCCCGTAAAGCCGCGCTATGCGTCGCGCCCGTCGTGGGCGCACCAGTTAAAATTAAAGTTCTGCTTTTTCAGCCCGCAAAACCGGGCCGGTTGGTGAGTATTTAACCAGCGCTGCCGATCTAAGCGGCGCTTGCGGCTGCGGACCGGCGGTGTGTTGCTGTTGTGCTGGGTTTTTCGAGGCGTCAAACCCTTTTTGCCGTTTCATCCATGATCCCAATTCGGCGTGATGTTGCCCGAATGTTTCGCCCTGCTTTGCCCTTGCGATGCGGTTGCTGCAAAAGTCGATCACGATGGATTTAAGGCGCTCACCTGTGTAGTTCGTTCCGGCTGTCTTTTGCGCTTCGGAAAGTAGGGCGCTGTTGGCGTTGTAAAACCGGCTTAGTTCCTCTTTCATTTGTTCCGGCGTGTGGGCCTGCGGGCGATCTTCGTAAGAATAGCGCGCAGGCGGGGTTGCCGATTTCCAGTTTTTGTCCGGGCAAATGCCGGTATAGGTTTTCGCAATACTTCTCTGAATTGCAGCGCGGGCGGCTTCGGGGTCACAGTTAACCTCGTTTGCCAGTTCGGTAATCGTCGCCGCTTCGCTCTTTGCCGATTTATACGTGCCTTTGCGCTCCCGGCGCTTGTAGTCTGTCCATTCGCCCCAAGCGGCGTGTATCGCGTGAAAGAAGTCCAGCACTTCCGGCGTTTTAATTTCCGCGCAAACGGCGGCGGTTGAGTTTCCGGCTGGTTTTGGGGTGCGTGGTTTTTTGCCTTCGGGCCGGTAAACTGTGACAACGGTATCCATTTCGGTTTCAAATCCCGATCCGCGTACATGCGCTTCCATGTCTGAAAGTTCGCGGGCCGCCGGGGAAATTGGTTCTAAGTTGGTTTTTTCTTCTAAGTCGAACTCTTGCCCCTCCACGATTCGGATGTTTTCAAATTCGGTTGGGGTGTGGGTAGTGATGAAAGCCGCTTGCGGCGTATTTATTTCTTCCTCTATTTCTTTAACCTTATTATTAACCTCATATATGGGTGTAACTAAGTTGACACTTTCGCTGCTTTTTTTGTCAACTTTGTTTACAGTGGCGTGTAAACTTTGTTTACGCTCGTCATTTTTTGACTGTAAACTTTGTTTACACTCGCTTTCGGTGTCAATCCATTTTTCGGTAACCTGTAATGCCCCGCTTTTTGGCTCAACAAACAGTAACGATTCCTTTGCTAAACGATCAACCATTTTGTACAATCCGGCCCTTGTAATGCCTATAAATTTGGCTATCTCATCTTTTGTATCAACGCACCAACCAGCGCGCCCGCGTCGATCCGCTTGCCGGTATTGGATGTAAGAACACAGCGCATATTCGTCGCGTGTTATGTGCAAGACTTCCCTTGCAACCTCGTTAATTGTAGTTGATTTTTTTCGCATCACTTGCGGCGTTGTGCCCGTCCTCATCGGGCGAGCGGTGACAAAAAAGCGGGGGGGGGGATTAAAACTACTGTGCAAGTTGGGCAATATCGGCCCTAAAAAATTGTAATTCTTCACTTGTAAAGCGGCCAAAAATATCATTCCCGGCGACATCGCAAATACTGGTAATGCGAACGCGGCTATCTACCCGCGTGTACCTAATTACGATTCGTTGCCCGGTGTTTCGATCTGTTGTTTGAAATACGCCGATCATATTATTTAAAGTTTAGGTGGCAAATGCAAATGGCTTGTTTTGGCATACTTAGCGGGCGAGCGGTGACAAAAAGAGGGGGGATTAAAATAGAGTGATTATTGCCAAATGTTTTAGGCCGGCACTTTTCTAATTAGTTTGCCTCTTTTCATTTCAAGGCCAAGTAATTCCCAGTTCTGGCGGCTATTTTCTGCATATTCAACCCATTCGTTATTAGCGAATTTCTCGCGCTTTTTAATGTTGAATATCTGGTCGGCTAAATCAACGTCTATTGGCACTGTCTCGCCGCTTTCATGGTATCCCGGCTTAATGCTTTCGTATACACCAACCGAGCGGCGAGACATAAAATAACCAGCGTCATTAGGCCCCCAAAAAGTCAAAAATTGGTCTGTTTTGCGCGTCCATTTTAGAGATAATAGTATATAAGGCATATTTTTAAAAATAAAAAACCCTTTGAAATTTGAGCGAGGGCTTGGAAGGCCGACAACGGAAACGTACTCCGTTTCTCGCTCAAACTGCAAAGGGCAGATGAGAAATATTTTACTCAATGCCAGTACGATTGGCTGTGTGCATCTTACACCGGGTTTCCAATCCGGCGGTAATCTTAATTACAGGGCAAATATACGGGTTTTTATTTAGGGTACAAACTTTTATTTACTTTATTCTTTCGCCCCTACCGCTCCATTTTTCACCGTCGGAA